GTAACTGTTCATATTGAAATCGCCACCGTCGAATAATTGTGCGGCGGTAGATGTTGTGTTAGGAGATATTTTTTTGGTGCTTAATTTGTCAATGGATTTGGTTGCGCTTTCGATTTTGTTNGCAACGGTATCAGCCGTGTTACCTATTNCTTCAATACCATCTCGAATAAGTTTCAGACCAGCCTTTGCCGCACCACCAATTCCGGGCAACGATGAAAGCACTTTAAGAAATAACTGCAACGGACCAGTTAATATGTTGGCGATAATTTCTAANAACCCACCNAAAGCGCGAATAGTATTCGCAACANACTTAACAACTAAATCCAAACCTTCAATAACAACTTTTCGAAATGTTTCCGAGTGACCCCACGCATAAACAAACACCGCACCTACGGCAATTAAACCAGTAACAATCAACCCAATAGCGTTCGCTTTCATAGCATCATTAAGTAACAGTTGTGCGGCTTTCATCTTGCCGATGCCTTCTGCGCTCGCTAACGCTAATGCAATTTGTATTTTCTGAACCGCGTTTACAAGAATTATTGTTGTCTCATAAGTTTTCCAAACGCCGTAAGCAATAACGACAACGGCGGTGAGTGCTTTTAACGCATCTTGATTATCTCTTACCCANTTCACCGCNCCNATCATTATTTTTGCGAGTTCTTCCAATACAGGAATTAACAACTTACCAACAATGGTAAACATAGAACTCATTTGCGCACTAAGAATTGACATTTGCCCTGAGAAAGTTTTTAAGTACGCTTGATTTTGCCCACCGATTCTTGATTGCAAATCATCAAACGCTTTGTTAATCGCTTGTTGTTTTGGCAACGAACTGTCAAGCGTTATTCCCATTTCCTTAAACGCTTTCGCCGTTCCCTGCGTACCGCGTGCAACTATAACTGCCGCTTCTTCCAAACTAATATGTTTCTGCCGTGCTAAGTCCATCGCCAAACCTGTTAAGTGTTGCGCCTCTGCAACATTTTTTGTAGCAGTTACGAGAGTGCCTAATGCGGTAGCAGTTTCGCCAACTTTGAAACCTAAATTAACTGCGCTTTTAGCAACGGCAGTAATTTTATCAACGGCAACTTGTGAATCGTTACCAGTATTTTTCATAGCGGTTCCCAAACGAGCAAAAGCAGCCTCGGAGTTTTCTACGGCTTGAACACCGATTTTTCCAACTTCGAATAACGCAACTGCGGCAACCGCTAATCCTGCTTTCAAAAGAAAAGCACTTTTTTCTACGCCACCCAATGCCGCGCTTGCTTTTACAGAACGCGATTCAAGAGTTGCTAATTCCGCATTGAGTTCCGCGAACTTTGCTTTTGCTTCGCCAGCAACAACATTTATGAGAATATCAACAGGTGGAAAGAAACTCATCTGTTATCTCACCTTCATATATTTCTCAACGATAAGTGGCGCAACTCGTAACCACTTATCATAGGCTGGTCTGACATACGGATATTTATTTCCATTTTGAAAACCTAATTCAAGTATGCGACCATAAATAATTCCCGGACCAACTATTGCTGAGTAACTTGCGAAACCAGCATTTGTTTTTCTTTCTCCGTGAATACTTCTGCTAAGTGTTCCAGTTCGATACACAGGCGCACCGCCAGCCTTCGGTGCGCCACCATCGTGCCGTAGTTCTGTTTTCATAAGTTGTACCAACGAGTTCATTAGTTCATCACGAGTTTTCATTGAAGCAATAGAAACTTGCATTGAGAAAGCATCAACAGTTTTACGAACAAGACTAAGGTTTGTTGTTATCACTTTGAACCTCTCTTTCTATCGCTGAAATTGCTAACACCCAATCAACTAAGTGTGCTGGTTGTTCGTCTACTTGATTCGGTGTCCAATTAAAATCTCTCGCACAAACATAATAAAGCCACTCATCATCTGGATAAGTAAACGACTCGTGGCGTTCATTACCTAAGAGTATCCATTTTAATCTTTGAAGTTGTCTGTAAGGGCTTTTGGGTCTTTATCAGTTTCCTCTGTTAATGAAGTTTGCGGAAACAAAATCTTTTGTGCTTCTTCTGCTTCTTTTTGTAACGCGTCATAGTCAGGGATACTCAACTCATCTAACATTTCAATTTTTATTGAAGGAATAATCAAATCAAATGACCACTCCAATACAAGCACCGCAATTAGTCCGTCAATCAAACCAATCGCTTGCATAAATCCTTCTTGCCCACTTGCGGCACGATAAACATTTTTTCTGTCTTTCTGAATAATGCTTCTCGGGTCACGAAGTTTTACAGTTGCGCCTGACGGTAGTGTTATTTCTTTATTTCCATTTTCGCCTCTCCTAGTTTGCCTTCCGATGTGAGGTGTTAGAGAGAGCAGGTTGTGGGGAAGGCTTCCACTTCCTCGATTCTCTCTCTAACACTTTTGTCCTAAACCTTACTGATAAGTTCCAGAAGGTTTAGCATTTTGAATGACCCACTTAATCGAGGAATAACCAACTGTTCCTTTATCGGTGGTGTTCGCTTGTGCGTTTACATCTACAACGATTTCAACATAATCTTTTCCGCGTTGAATTGCGGCAGCGGTATAAGCGCCCTTTGTCATTGTGCATTGAATCTGTGTAAGTGTAGTGCTAGCGCCTTGTGTCCAGTTAAGAACAATCGAAGGTTGTGTATTTGTAATGAAGCGAGTGAGTTCAGCATCAGTTTCCATAATGAAACTAAACTTGCCTGTTGTCTCTAGCGCACCTAAGAAAATCTGATATGGATTTTGTGTATTAGATATTCCATAAATAGGCGTAACAGAACGTTTCATATCTATCGAACCATCAACTGCATAAGCAACCGCAGAACCACCGATGGTTACAGTTGCCGCCCAAACAGGAGTAGGCAAGATTGTAGAAAAAGTTGGTGTTGGAGTTGTTGGTACTGATGATGCCCAACCAGTTCCCTTTGCATCATATTCAAGCAAACCTTCCGAGCTGAACTTCAATGAGAAATCGTGAATCATAATTCCGGGGTAACTGCGAACGCTCGCAGAATAAAAATCTGTAAGTGTGAACGAAGTTGGTTGCGCGTCGGCGGCGGCAGTTGCACTATTCTCTAATGAGATTGTGTGAGTGTAAGGTGCTAATGCCCCTACTGTGACAACTTCACCAAGTAACCCTGCGATCGGATACGCAACTGTGTCAGGAAATGCTGGACCACCAAAATCAAAAGTGGAACGAGTACGCCCTGCAATGTAGTTGTAATTCTTAACCATAGAACCGCGTAAGCCTTCATCGAAAAGTGGGTCAATAATGTCATCGGGCTTCACTTTTGAAACGCTGACAGGAATAAAATCTGTCGGCGCGACAACGGTTCCTCTTGTAGTTTCTTTTGCAATTCCTAAATAACTTCGAACACTTGCTTGAACATTGTTAGGCATCGGTTCACTCTCCTACGGTTGCATCTGGCAAGGCAGATGGTTCTGGTATTACTGCTGGCGCGGTAACTTTTTTATTGTTGTTTGTGACGGAAGAAAACCCATAAGCCGAAAAATCGTCAGGGGCTTCGAACACATCACCTGTATTAACAACGATGCCGAGCGTAGCGATTACTCGCTCACTTTCACCGTCATATTTGAACTGGCTCATTTGTTTTCTCCTTTATGCGTTTATCATTTGAGTTACTGTGAATCTGATAGCAGCCCAAGTTTCTGTTGCGCCACCATCGTTTGTGGCAGGCTCGCCATAAGAAACATCTATTGACGGTTCCGCCGCTTGCCAAATCACCGAACCATCTGGCAAACCAAGTGTATGCCCACCTGNTCGTAATTGGTTTTTGACACCATCTATAATTGAATCAAAATCGTTCATCGCATCTTCCGAGTTGCGGTGCATCGCGTGACTAAAAATTTGAAAATCAACCGTNTAGTCAATTCTTTTCCAACCGTTATANGCGCCACCAATCGCAACACGANNTTCTGATTCGTTAGCAATAAAAACAATTCCTGCGGCTCTCATCAGTTGACCCGAAGTTGAATTAACGCTGAAGTCAATTCTCTTAGGGAATGAAGTCCATACTTGATTTAAGTTTGTAACATTAGCGGCAAGTATCCAANTGGAAACTGCGGTGCGTACTTGCGCTCTGCTCATTAACGAATCCTTCTATACAAATCAACCATCTTTAACGCAAGCGTTAAATCGTTGCCGACCATATTTTCTGACGCGTTATTTCCTTGTTGTCGAATTGGATTAACTGACATTTGCATAGTCATAGAACTATCGCCACGCACTTTAATAAGCGCGCTCGTAATTAAAATACAGGCTTGTTTAATTGAGTTCGGCATATTACCGAAAGCAACTCCACTCGCGTGTGTATATGCCAGCGGAGAAACTAACGGAACAGTTGTCGAATTAAAAACATAAGTTGAACCAACAGTAACGGTTTCACTATTTGCGCCATCATAAATACGCAAGGACATACCAGCAACTATTCCATCGGGAGTTTGTACTGTCATCGTTGATTGTGTTGCGGTTGCGGTTGATATTAAATTATTAACAAAACCAGAAACATAAGTGTATTTCACATAAATCTGACGGCTAGAACTTCCAGCACCGCCGAAAGATAATGGACCTTGCGAACTGTATGAGGTGTTTATTTGTGAAATAGGGATAATGATTTGTTGTGGTTCAAACCAAGCCGTAGAGCAATCAGAAAGAACATTAAGACTATTTGGCGTTGCGCCATAAGAAAAAGATGTGAGAGCGACAATAGGAAACTCATTTGTGTGAAGTGATATGTAACCTTCGGGAGTGAAACGAGTCCGTTGTGATTCTGTTTGTGTCGAAGCGCATAGATTTTGGTTTAAAAACTCGTCCATAAAAGATGACGCGCGGTTAATAACATTTTGAAGTTCAGCATCTTGCGCCGCACTATTGCCACCATTAACAAGATTGTTAATATCTAATGCGGTTGGTGCGTTCTTGTATTCGGCAACTGTTATATATGGGCTTTCACTAAATTGTGTAACAGGTGAAATACCAATAGCCATTTATTCACCGTCTCTACTAGGGGAAGTGCTTTCAAAACCACATCGTGAACACTTACGAAACCACGAACCAAATCCGCACTCGTTACAGGTATATCCAAGATTGTTACCGTTAGTTGTTGCGCCCATTAGTGACGCTTCAAAAAAACCTTCTGAAATCATTTGCTTAGCGTGACTTGGATTAGCAACATTTATTATTCCTTGTCGGTCTTGACTATAAGAAACAGTTCCGCGTGGAGTTTCAACATCTACACCGCGAACGCCTCTGTCTGGTGCTACTAATCTTGCCACGATTTTCCTTTCGCTCGCCTTCGCTATTAGTAGAAGTGGGTGAGGCTCGTGCTACTCACCCACTTCTCATCTGCTTGACTAATTAAGCAGAAACAATTCCTGAAACCGCACCGTTCCAAGCAGGTGCAGAACAGAAGAAAGCGCCTCGGAAATAAGTTGAGAACTCATAGGCGAATTGCGAAACTGGCCATTGTATTCCCATCATATCTTGCACCATATAGTTGCTCCATACATCACTAACATTTGTGTCAGGGATTGGAAGAACATAAGAAACAACAGGGCTAACGCCTTGTGGCAACCAAGGGTGAACTGTAATTGGAACTAACTTGCCAGTGATTTCGTTATGGATCCCGCCCATAACTGCACCGCCAACATAATTACCTTGTTCATCTTGTGAAAGATTCAAACGATAGTTAGCAGTTGAACCATTTTTAATTGCGTCAGAAAGTTGTCGGCGGTCAGCACCGTTGAGGAAAATCTCATCAGGGTCAGCCTTAACTGCGTCATACAAACTAGAAAACACAGTTTGATATTCAACACCGGGATTAGAAGTTGAGAAGGTAGTGTTAATCGCGTTATTTTTTCCGCTATTAGAACCGAGAACAGTTGGAAGGATTCCATCGTAACCAGTTGCGTAGGCAGAAAGTTGAGTGCCAGTGCCTTGAGCAGTAACAACTGTTGAAAGTAATGTGCCAGTTGTTGCGAATACAAGGTTGTTGCCAAGAGTATTAGTCGAAGCGGAACCTTGAAGAATTGCGGTTGGTGCAGTTGTGCGACCAGCATAGTAAGCGTTAGCAGCACCAGTAGTTGTTCCGACATAAATCTTGTAACCAAGTGCGCCAGCNACAGGAGTAATGCTGATGTTAATAACCTGCGTTGCGGTTGTGGTTAGTACAGATACAACTGTTGAAGGTGCAGACTCACCGAACGCACCAGCGTCGGCGGTTGCATATACATAATAAGTTGTGCCGTTAGTCAATGAAGTTTGACCAGCGGTTGAAGTTGAAAGTGTTGGCGTTGCTACGGTTGGAGTTGCAAGCAATCCTGAATAACCAGAAGCAGTACCGCGACCCATTAGCATCATTCTTTCTTCCATTAACATCGTTGCGAACAATGTTGAAGTTGAAGAAAGTTGGCGCAAATCTTGGAAATCCATACCAGAGAAGTTCGCATCAAACGAAACTGAATCAGATAGAGAGTAAGAGTTATATGGCAGAATCAAATCATCGGCGGCATAAGCAATCTTTGCACCGCGCTCGTAACTAACAGAACCAAATGNGGTTGTTGTTGATTCGGTAATTCCGGGCCATATATTTCCAACTCCACCAGTACCAGTACCAGTATGACCTAGCAAACGCTTTACTCGGTGAGAAGTTCCAACGCCTTTTTTGCGTGGGATTTTATTACGAAGTGGCGTTGGTCGTGGAGTAAGCAACTTCGCAGGTGCTTCCAAGTCGAACGCAGCGAAACCAGTTGAGAGTGGAGAAGTTAGCGAAATATCTTTTTGAATATCTTGCATAACCAATCGTTGTGAAGCAAGAGCAGTTTGCAAACCTGAAAGTGCATCAGGGCTGAGAGACTTATTTGCGGCGAGCAATTCCAACTGTGCCATTGGGTTACCAGAAGCGAGCGCGAAAGTTGATGCGCCACTNTTNATCGCCATAATNGAAGTTGGGTCAGTAACACTATTGGCTACTGCTGATTTGAAAGCAACATCAAATTCTTCTTTCTTGAACGCGGCATCTTTGGCAGAAGTCGCGTCAGAAAACATTTCTGTTGCGGTAGGGGCATTAAGACCCATTTTGTTTTCCTTTCGTAAATGTTATTTGTTTAAGAGTGCTTGATATTCTTTTTCGAAGTCAATCGCAATTTCTTTGTAACCCTTAGCAAGAACAGGGTCAAGAGTTGCGGCAGATTTGTTTCGATATTCCATCGCTTTCAAAACAAGTTCATTAACATTACTTGAAACAGGTTTGTTAATGACCGCGCGCTTTGGTCCACCACTTGCGGTTTTTGATTTCGCCGTTGCTAATTCAGATTCAAGTTTACTGATGACTTCTTTGTCAGCCTCACTCGCTGATTTCAAAATCTCAATCTCACTGAGAACACTTTCTTTGGCACTCTTTACGGCTTTGTCAATGATAGCGGTAACTGCATCGCTACCAATATCTGAAACGCTAATTTCAGAAATCTTTTCGTCTGGCGTGTCTGACATTTCAACAGTTGTTACATCACTCAACGGTTCTGCTTCTGTCTCCCACGCTTCGCCATTTTTCCAATTCAGTAACGCATTAACAGATTCCATTAAACAGTTAAGAGAATAACGCTCGTCATCGCCTTCAATCATTTCGGTTGCTTCGCTAGCTATAAGAGAAGCAAGTGCGTTGCGAGCAATTTCATAAGTGGCTTGGTCAAACTTTTTAATTTCAGGTGAAAGAGTTTTAGCGAGTTCGATAATTGCCTTCGCGCTTTTTTCTGCTTCATCTTCAACAACGATTTCTTCTGACGAAGTTTCTTCTGTTACAACTTCGGCAGGGATAACATCTTCAACGATTTCTTGAACAGGTTCCGCAACACTTTCTTCCACAGGGATTTCCACAATTTCTTCAACAACGATTTCTTCTGTTACTTCATTTTCAATAAGTTCTTCAACCTGAATTACTTCTGCGCCTTCTGACTTGGCAAGAACCAATCGCGCGTTTGGATTAGCAGGTCGGTCAACTAAGGAAACTTCAACGATAGTTCCGTCAATGATTCTTCCGTTCACGGCTTTCTCATCACGAATAACTCGTGGCGAACGAATACCAATACTGAAACCACCAAACACTTCGTTCTCACATTTCAATACAGAAGTTGGGTCAACAACAAGAACACCAATGTAATGACCGTCTGCTTTTTCTTCGTACTCTTTTGCTTTTCCTGCGGCGATGTTTGAGTGTTGCTCACGGATATTTCCACCGGACTTAAACCAATCGGGCATCGCTTTGGATAACCAAGCCGAATCGCAAATCTGTTGGTCGGAGTCAATACTGTCATCAGTTGCTTTTCCATAGACATAAAGAGTTCCGTCTGCTTGCTTTTCTTTTTTTGTAATAGCGAAATATGATGTTGTGAAATCCTTTGCCATTTACTTCTCCTTTATGTCTGGAACATCTGCGAAAGTTATTTCGATTTTATTTATTTCACACGCCTGAATATGTAATGACAACCGCACCTGCGGCAGTACCAGCAGAAGATACGGCATAAATCTTGTCACCAGCGCTGCACCACAACTGAAAAGTCGCGGCGGCAACAATCAAGTGACCTTTGGTAGCACCTGAAACGGCAATAGTTGCATCACCAATCCAAATTGAAGCGGCATCACCGTTTTGAATTTGAACTGCTACACCGCGTTGAATACCAGTTTGAACTTGGCACACTAATGTAGGAGTTGTTCCTGCGGTTGCGTTGATATGAACTAATGCCATTGAGTTCTCCTTTAGTTTCCTTCGAGAATAAATGATAGAGCATCTGCACCGAGATTCATTGTATCAACGACATACGGCGAAAGATCGCAAACACAATTCGGGTGAGCAGGTGGTTCGGTGTCTCCACTTGGAAACTCCTCGTCAATGGGAAGTGGGCTGGCACTATTGTTCAACTCGCACTCATCGCAAGGGTCAGAAACAATCCACTCAACTAATTCCACGCCTGAGTCCAAATATGTTTCGCGGTTCGCAACACTAACGGCTCGTGTCATTTCTGTATTAGCAATTAGTAACGCTCGCTCTGGGTCATTAACAATATCTTTAATTGTTACATTTGATTGTTGCGCTAAATATGCTGCTCGTTCTGCCGAAGGTTTACCAAGTATGTCAGCGATGTTTCCACTAACACTTGAAGCAGTTAAACCGCGTTGTAATGCATAAGCAAGTTGCGTTCCAATTCTGTCGAGCGTTGTTCTAGTAATTCCTTCAATCGTTGCATCGCGCGAGTTCATTAACGCTTTCAACGCACCGCTTGGTTTAACTAATTGTGCTGCNGCTCTNTGTCCGGGTTTCCAAGTGGACCAATCTATTGCTAACGCTCTCTTGAAATCTTTCAATGACGGCGCGGTGCTTGATGCTTTATTTGTTACAACAACTTGGGCAATAGCAGACACGCCAATATCTTGACCGAGAACAAATCCTTCTGAATATAAACGCGTTAATGTTTTGTGTAACTCATCTGTTCTAGGTCGAACATTTAATGCCGCCCAAGTTCGTGCTTCTTGCGTAGCTATCGGTGCGAGATTAAAACTAGAAAAAAAATCATCTGTTATCTTTTTAACATCAACAGAATTGCGTAACGCTTTCTGAATTGCGCTCGCGTGTTTTGCCGCAAGTCGAACTTTCATAGCGTTTCTTTTTTTCCATTTAGTGTTCAACTGTTATTCCCTACGCAAGATAACGCTCTGCGTACCACCGAGCAGAGTCGTAATCTTTAACGGATATGAACTTGTTTAACACTTGCGAATAAGTCGCTGGAACTTCTACGAAATTAAAAGCGCGGTCAGGAGATTTNTTAATCCATTTNAGAAATAGTTTTATTTCCTGTTGTGCTTTTACTGCGCTTGTATCTTCAACGGTTGAAGNATNTGTAACAGTTTCATCTTGNGCGTCAGTATCAACAACGATTCCAGTTCTATCTACTGTTGCGGCTTGAACATCTTCCGTTACATCTGCGAAAGGTTTGACACCATCTTCCGTAAGAAAAAATCCTGTACCACCGACAATCACCATCGGCATATCTGCTTCTGGAATATCAAAAAGAGTTTTTCCGGATTCGGAACGAATTTCATTTATCGTTGCGCCAGCGTTACGCATTTCGATTTCACGAACTTCTGCCATAGATTTCAAATCGTTTCTACCGCTAGGCATAAACTTAAATTCAAGTTCGCGCGGCATACCACAGAACACATACGAAAGATGCGAAATCATACGCGCGAGCCATTGCGCTAACGGAATTGCGCCGATGACTTCTGATGATTGTGCTTGCCCTTGTTGATGACCTGCGCCACCTAATCCACCTTTGGGAGTGAAACCAATTTCAGATGGGAGAACGCCGAAGTGACCGCAAATTGAATTGACCAAATACTCATCAAGAGTATCTTTGAATCTTTCGCCGTAACCTTCGAATTGAACTGGTTCCATACCAAGCGGAAGTAAACGAACGCGCTTGCGTTGTTCCGTTTGTCCTGCGAGTTCGTCATTGAAAATGTTTTCGTANGCGCGAAGTAAATCTGGATTGTTGCCGAAGTTCGCATCGGTTTTCATTAACAGTTCAGGAGTAACGCCATCGGTATATTCAGCGCGAAGCCATTGTTGTCTGCGCAAATAAATATCCGCAAGTGGTAATGCTCTTTCAGTTGGTGAGTAACCGTACACGGTCATTGTTCTGCGGTTGCGAATCATATAAGCGAGTTGATCAGAACTAAACTCGCCATCTGCTTTATCATCTTCATCTGAAACAGAAAACTCAGAACGAGGAAAGCCCATAAGTATTTGTTGAAAAGCAGGATACGGTGCGACAGGTCGCATACCTCTATCATCTATGAGTGGTTTGATTGTTGAACCATCGAGTATTTGCAAACCTAATAAATCACCGCCGACACTTTCCTGAGGCCATACTGCGAGCGCATCTAACACAAGGATTTCCTCTAGCGCGATAGATAACCAATCGGAAAATAACAAACCGTTTTGTTTGTCAGGTTGTTTCCAAAAATCTTTCATACGATTTATTTCTTCATTAAATATCGCGCGCGCTTGTTCTGCTGCTCGTACTTGATTTCCACCTATGTCAGAAATAATTTTCTCGCCTGAATCTTCCGATAAAACAATATCCCAATCTAATCCGAGCATTTTTGCTTTCAACACTTCAATGCAACGGCGAAGAATATCTATCTGGTCAGCGGCAGCGCGTAATGTTTTGAAAGAGATTAAACGCGTCTCTGTAACATTAACATTTTGCGCAACTTGAAATTCATAACGGCGTGGGTCAGGGCGATTTGTATTTGGATTAAGTGGGTTGATAGAACCTGGCGTTATTGGATTTCCGGGCGCGAACGGAACACTTGCTAAGAAAGGTTCACGCGGTAATGGAGTTGAGTTGCCGTAGTTTGTTGTGTTGCTTTGTGCGTTACGCATTTCTGTTTCTGTCATTGTTACCGCGCCGACAGGAAGATTAGGCGATTTAACTATTTGATCCGCAACTCTTTTTGCAAAGTTATCTAACAAGCCCATTTTATCTCCTAGTCGCTCTCTTAATTCAGCGTTGTTGTAATGTATCAGGCTATTGCTAAAACTTTATCAAACTTCAAGTTTGGCAAGTTCTTCTTGGGTAACATTTTCTCACTCTAGTCATAGCCATTTATTTTGAAAATACTGATTCAGAATACTCACTTCCGATGAATTCAGAGCGCGGCGGAAGATGGCGACTGCCATGACCTCAAAGTCGTTGGGGTTCGAGTTTGGGTCCTCAAGCCTTCCGATCAGCAGACGGTAACTGTTGCCGATAATGGATTGCGTTGGGTCGTTGGTATTGGCCGCCGTACCCACACCGTTGAGGAAGTTCTGTATCGTTTTCAGTTGTCGATTTCG